ACAGAAGAGGTAGAGCTAACTGGAGATAAGCAAAGCGTAAGAGTTGTCACTGATTCCTCTACTCAGTCTTATCAAATCAGTAGAACGGGAACGAAGTTTGAGGGATTTTCAAACCCTAGTCAGATCACGGTTGAGAGTGATTATTTTATCTGCAACAACTTGGAATATGCCGAGCCTGTAGCGTTTGGAACGAATCTCCCTAGAAGTTGGGGTGGAGAATGGAGAAGTAAAAACGATCAAACAACAAAGGGGTATCCTGAACTGATTGCAAAAGGAATGGAGAGATGGGTAAAAGCAGAGGCGGGAAGAATGGGGGACTCTGGTAAGTATTAGATGGCTGCTCTAGATCTCAACACAGTACGTTCGACTATTGAAGGTCGACTTCAGACAGAGCTCGACGATGCCCCTGTCATTCCTGTCATCTTTCACAATATGCCATACACACCGACGCCGGGGACAAGTTGGTGTCAATGCAGCATCAGTTTTAGTGCTAGTGATTACTTGACGATGGGTGATGATTCAAGTTCGAGCAATAATGTGACTGGTCTTTTATCTATTGATATTTATTCAGCGAAAGGCGTTGGTCCGGGCGATAATTTAACAATCGGCAAAAGAGTGAGAGACCTCTACAATAGAGTCACCGTGTCAGGTGTTCATTTTGATTCGCCGACTGGTCCTGAGGTTATGGCCTCGCCACAGCCAGAGGGTTATTTTCTAACTCAAGTGCGGTGCACCTTTGAAGTTTTTGAGGATCTCTAACTAATGGCTTTTTATCGTGGCCAACAAGGCTCAGTAAAATTCGATGATGCAGGCTCATCTGCTGCTGCAATAGCGAGTACGCGTTCATGGTCGATGAATGTGAGTAAAGCAACTTTAGAATCGACAACCCTAGGTGATACCTACGCCGGCAATGTCGGTGGAATCATTAGTGGTTCAGGGAGTGTTGAGTTGATGTATACAGCGTCATCTTCTGATGAAACCAACGTATTCATTGAAGCGGCTAACACAGCTTCTGATGCTGGCGGCGCACTGTTTGAGCTTTATTTAGACACCACAGGCACAAAAAAAATCAGCTTTGATGGGCTGATAACCAGTGCCGATTATTCAGCAACCGTTGGCGAGTTAGAAGTTGTCACCTGCAATTTCGTTACTAACGGCGCTATCACCCTCGACATTTAATCATTATGGCTTTCTATCGCGGTCAACAAGGTACTGTCAAATTTGACAAAGATGCCTCCGGTGGCACTTCTGAACTTGCGGCTGTTCGCTCTTGGAGTGCAAGCTTCTCTAAGGACTCGTTAAATGTTTCGGCTCATGGTGCTACTGCCAATGCTTTTGTTGGAGGAATGATTGGCGGTTCCGGATCAGTTGAGATGCTTTATGACGCACCAAGCTCAGGCGATAAGCTTGATTTGCTTAAGGAAGTTATTACAGCAACTGATCCTGCAAATGCTTTCGTCGAGCTTTACCTTGACGAATCAGGCGGCAAAAAGATAGAGGGCAGTATCTTAGTAACAGGTGCTGAATATGGAGCGCAGATTGGCGAATTGGAGTCAGTTAATGTATCCTTTACGTTTAATGGCGCAATAACCCTGAGCGTTTGATGACAACCCCAAAGAAAAGAACCATTGACCTCTTATGCGAGGCTTTCGATCTTAATGAGCGTCGAAAGTTTGAAGTAAAAGGTCAAGACGATGCTGTTTTGGTCGAGCTTTATTTCAAACCCATGACTCGCTCTGATCGGATGCGAGCAATGGCATCTGCTGACAGTGAAGATGCTTTAAAAATCAGCACTCAGATGTTGTGCCAAATGGCGGAACTCGAAGATGGTACAAAAGCTTTTGCTATGGCTGATGCGGCAAAATTACAAAGAGAACTGCCTGAATCTGTACTGAATGAGATTGAATTGTTCTTGCATGGATTAGCGGCAGATGGAACGATTGGAGAGGTAAAAAACGACTAGAGCAGTCCAATTGGCTTTATTTTGAGTTCTTTTTGGCCTGCGAGCTTGGAATGACCGTTTCTCGGCTGAGGACGGAATTAACCGATGCAGAATTTATTCATTTTGCTGCTTATTATGAATTGAAGGGGGAAAGAGAAGCGAGAGAAAGAGAGAAAGCTAACAAATCTCGGTAGAATCTTTTCAAGTGATCAAAAAAGATGGCAAAGGTCGGCATTCAGTATGTAGTTGATACCAGCGGGGCTGTTGCGAAGATAAAGGCATTTGGACGAGCGACGGGTCAGTTATCTAAGCAAGTTTTAAAAACTACAGGCACTATTAACGGTTTGGCCGGCGTTGTCGGTCGTCTAGCACTAGTTGAGACAGGTCGACGAATGGTAGGAGTCGCCGCGTCGATGAAACAGACGCAATTAAGGCTCAAGTTGCTCAGTGATGAATTTAATGAATACGGAAAGACTCAATTGCTAGTTTCGAAGGCTTCAAAGACATTTGGTCTAAGCACTCGAGAAGCCACTGAGGGTATTGCTGATATCTATGCACGTTTACGCCCGATTGGTGTGACGATGAAGGATATTGAGTCGACATTTATTGGCTTCAATACGGCTGCAAAATTGTCAGGTGTTAACGCTCAGCAGGCGTCAGGGGCGTTTTTACAGTTGGCGCAGGCTCTAGGTTCTGGCCGTCTGCAAGGTGATGAATTTAGAAGTATTGCTGAACAATTACCGAAGCTTAATCAGGTAATTGCAGAGTCGATGGATATCCCTATTGGTCAATTGAAGGCATATGCAAGCCAAGGGAAATTAACAGCAGAGGAAGTTATCAAGGCATTGAAGAAAATAGAAAAAGATGGAGCAGGTGCTATTCAGGGTTTATTAGAGAAAGACCCGTCTCAGAAATTTAAGAACTTAAGCAATGCTGTTGACGATCTCTCTATTGCTATTGGGAGTGATTTATTGGTTGTAGTGGCTCCTGCTGCTCAAGCTTTGGCTGATCTCGTGGGAGTGGTTAATGATCTTCCTCCAGGCATCAGGGTAACGACCGTTGCAGTTCTAGGGAGTGCAGCAGCCCTGACAACGATTGCTCCCCTTATTCTCCAAGTCTATAGATCTCTGAGGATCTTAAGGATCTTCATGTTGAGGAAGCTCCTCCCCACCTTGCTCCTTACAAAGGCGGCTTTAGGTCCAATGACGATTGCTTTAACCGCTCTAAGTGCGGGATTTGTGTTGTTAACAGGCGATATGATTAAGCAGAACAGAGAACAAAAGGAATTTGTTGAGCTTTTAAAAGGTACTGATACTGCTGCCATTAAGTCCGCTATTTCTATTCACGAAGAGACATTAGCTTTGGCGAAAAATAGGTTAGAGAAAGAAAAGCAAAGAGGCCCCTCTTATCATGGTCTCGGCGTCAATGTCCACAATGCCCAGAAAGAAGTAGACGCGCTTGAGGAGGCAATCGCCACAGCAAACAAGCGCTTAGCAGAAATTCCAGGAGAATTGGCCGCGCAGAAGTTAGCAAAAGTAAATGCAGCGATGGCGAAATTAGGAGATTCAGCACGTCAGACCAGTACTGAGTTCAAGAATGCTTTTGCTACTAAGTTCCAGTCTTATCTAGACAACGTAAATGATGTCGGCGGGAAGATGGCGGGTATCATTGTCGGAAGTTTCAATGAAATGGAAAATGCCTTGGTCTCATTTGTAAAAGGCGGCAAGCTCGAGTTTGGTAAATTAATTGATTATATGATCGATGAATTAATTAGATTGGCTATTCAGCAAGCCATCCTTGCTCCTCTCGCTCAGGGATTTGGCGGGTGGATTTCGGCTATCTTTAGCCCCTCAACCCCAGCACCGGGAGGAACAACCGGGAAAGCACAAGGCGGCGCTGTTGGTAAAGGTGAAAGCTATCTCGTCGGGGAGCGAGGGCCTGAACTCTTCACTCCACATTCCAGCGGGAAAATTACACCGAATAATGCTATGGGGGGAATGACGAATGTAAGCATAAATGTAGATGCCGGAGGAACCGCAGCCTCAGGAGATGAAGAAAGATCTGAACTATTAGGAGCCGCACTATCCGCAGCAGTTCAGGCTGAACTCGTGAAGCAGAAAATGCCTGGCGGAGTCCTTTACGCTTAACAGAAAATGGCTAGTTTCCCTACAAC